CAATCACGACATCACGTCTTCTGTATGGCTCCGTGAGATGTTCGCTGCGCTGTACGACGCAGAGCCGCGCCTTAACGTAGAATTGCGGCCTGACGGATTCTATTGCGTTGAGCATGGACTGACGTCACTGTTCTTCCATCACGGCCACCGCGCCAAGTTTGACCGGCTTGATTCAGTGTTTGCTAGCAAGTATCGCGATGTTTTCGGCCGCACTAAGTACAGCTACGCACACTGCGGGCACCTGCACAGCCAGGCGATGAAGGAATACAGCCTGATGACAGTAGAGCAACACCGCACGCTGGCTGCTCATGATGCATATGCCACGCACAGCGGGTATCATTCTGGCCGGAGTGCAGTTGTGGTGACGTACTCATCTGAGTTTGGTGAGGTGTCCAGGTTGACGATATCGCCGGAGATGTTGAAGTGATATACTATGCGGGTGATGCAGCAGACTGGCTTTCCCACCAGACATCCCGCTACCCATGTGGTCAGGTCAATCCGGTAAATGCGTTCTGAATGTCTAAAGGCACGAAACCCCGCTAAAGCGGGGTTTTTGTTAACTCTCTAACATACTCCTGCAATCCAGTTAACGCGATTGCACACTCGTCTGCTAGCCTTGACTCTCGAACAAGAAACTCCGCATCCTTTCGCTGAAGTCCGGCTTCACCTGCTGCATCATCCACGCTGGCGGTTGCTGCACTTGCGCTGGCTTGCACTGGGCAGGCGAACCGCTTGCGCAGCCGGATAGTATCAGCGCGAAGGCCAGTGATAACAGAATCAGCTTTTGCTTGTGCATCGGTCAACTCCTTGTGGTGTTTGCTGTCTAGTTGCGTGAGCTTGTCGCGCCAGGCTTGCTCTGTTGATAGCGCCTTATCCTTTGCCGCAGCAAGTTGAAATGCTGCATCTCTTTCTCTCTTCGCCATTTCTGCCACTGCAATTCTATCTCGTACAAGCCAGCCAGAACCAAAAGACACAGACAGCAAAACAGCAATAATGATCCCATTATTCACCGCTCACTCCATCCTGCTTAACCATCCGCGCAACCATTGCCGCCAGAGTAAGCAGCGTGCGCACTCCGGCATAGATGGCTGGGTTGATAGGCCATGACTCATCAATGGAAGCCACAAGCACGAATGCCGCATCACAGAACACGGCAAATGCATTCAACTGCATAGAGCTAAACTTATGTGCGCTGCGCCAGTTTTCGATTAGTTCAAACACAATTCCCGCTCCTTCTCTCTCCGCTTAACCAGCCCGGCAAGCCTCTTCCCGCCAGCATATACCCATTTCGTTAACTCGTTGCACATGCCGGAAAAGTCTCCAGCGTCGGCCTTCTTTGCCAGTGTGGACTTTTGCAGATTACCACAACCGGCATTGAACGCGAATGAAGTAACAGCGCTGAATTGGTTATCGCTCATCGCTGAGCCGCTGGCGTACTTGTTCACGCACTTCTCGGCAATGCGTATATCTGTAATCCACATGTAAGCGATCTCCTGGTCGCTGTACCTGTGATTGCGCACGATTCCTGTTGTTGACCCAATTCCAGCAGTCAGCACTCTAGCTGGGCACAGGTACGGATCACGCCTGCACGCCTCTGAGTTGCCGATAAGCTCAAGTCCCGCCTTGTTCGTGCGTAAGCCGGAGTCCATTGACAGCACGATATAGATGATTGCCGCAACTGAGCATGCTGCGGCGGATTTTTTTAGTGATGGTTTATTCATTGTTATCCTCAACAAACACAAGTTTAACAATCATTCCATACTCAACATCAACACAAGCAGGAGCACTCATGCACGCATCGCCGTTAATCTCAAATGCGCATCCATGGCATACTCTGCCGTGCTGCATCTGCTTTGTTTGTCGGTACTGCCTTCCATCATACTCAAACATCACTGACCCTCCCACTTCTCAAACGCACGGATCCACTTCGCGCACCGCTCAGAGCGAAGAATATCGCTGTGATTGAACTCAATGACGTAGCAATCCAGGTCAAGCGAATCAATCATATCAACCAACCGGCCAAGCCCTGAATTCTGCATGTTCGGCGAAGTCTGGGCAATGTCACCACACAGTACTGTCTTGGAGTATTTCCCTTGGCGCGTCAGGATGCACTTGAGTTGCTGTAACGTCAGATTCTGGCACTCGTCAATGATGATCATTGAGTTGTCGAAAGTCAGTCCTTGGATGAACTGGAACGGGATGAATTGCACGTTGCCGTGCTTTTCCTTGCACTCAAGCGCAGCCTCGCTGATGCCGTTAAACACGAAGTTCTGAACCAGTGGACGCACCCACGGAGAAATCTTCTCTCGCTCAGTACCAGGAAGGAAACCAAGCTCATCATCGCGAACAGGAGACGATAGGATGACCTTGTTGCCATTAGACTTTGCCAGCCACTCTACGGCAGCCTTGACAGCGCCAAACGTCTTGCCTGTGCCAGCGGATCCGATTGCGATTACCGGCAGCATATCACGATCACGCAGATACATTTCATAAAGCTTATGGGTGTTGGTTGGTTGCTTTTCCATGATTTATCCTCATGTGAAAAATAAAGCGGCGCAGTGCCGCTTACTCAGATTTAGCTTCGATTGCCTTATTGAGATACCATATAGCCTTGCTCCAGTCCTCAACATTGTCTAGTTTGTCTCTCCAGATGTACTTCATGGCATTGCCACGGCAGTATGCAATGAATCCGTCACGTCCTAGCGCAGCTCTGATTGCGTCGATGCACTCAACTCCATTGTCAGACTGGTAGTGCGGAGGGTGGTTTACCATGTCTTGCTTTGGATGATCCTCGGTTGCTTCGTCTTGTTTGTGCAGGCGGTATGCTACGACATCATTTTCATTTCCGAATTCACTCCACTCTATCCTGTATACCCTGTTTGTGTCTATGCTGCCGTCCATAAACAGAACATCAACCAGTTCGTTATCATCAAGAGGTCGCTTGTGTTCATTGTTTTTAATCCAATCGCTCATAAAGCCTCCTATCAGTTAGTAACACCACAACCTTAGTCCACGCCAACGCTAAGGTCAACCAAAATATTCCTTTCTCTGTGCCTTTGCTATCTTCACAAGCCCAGCCTGCATAACCTCTCCAGTCTCTCGATGCACAAGCACATCTGCAACACTACACTGGCAGTTGATTCGCCCGCCGGTTGCAACATTATCCCACCAGTAATTCTGCTCCTGCGTTGTTGCGATAGTTCCGTGCCTGCGTCCATGGTCAAGCCTAGTGTTAGGCGCAAGCGCAGACATGTGCATGACTTTAACAATCCACGGGCTGTCAGAGTACACCGTTGAGTTCAACTCATCGGTCTCCGCAGTGTGAGCCTTTGTGTATGCCGTGTTAGTTTCGGTGCGTGCGATTCTAAGCGCACGCGAGTCGCTGACCGGTATCCTCTTGGCGATTGATTTTGCTATAGCTCTGGCGTTGATTCCAGCGGCCATTCCGCGAGTTAACACGCCAGCAAGGTCATTCTTCATCCAGTCCGCCAATCCGCTCATCGACTCGAACACACGACCGAATGTGCCTTGCAGCCTGCGCTGGTATCCTGGCTCAGATAACACCTGCTCGATAGTCATATCCTTGATGACTTGCGACACATCTCCTGCTTCTGCAGTGGTAATCAGCTGCGCATTATTCAGCGCAGTCTGAGTTCCTTGCTGTACAGCTCCTGACATGTGCGCATTGAGCCACCATCCAGACGACCAGACGCCCTCAAGATTTCCGAATAGGTCTCGATTGATTAACTGCCGCAGCCAATCCTTCATCGCGCTGATGCGCAGCGGGTCAAGCTGGTACTGGTATGATGCAGCATTTGTAACAACCTGCACCGGCTGGCGCTCAATCCATGCCTGCACCTCTCTGTTGATTGACCGAATCCGCTTGCGCATCTCTCGCTGTATCGCGGCAACGCGAACTTGCTGGCCGGTTGGGTATTCAGGGTTTTTGGGTAGTAGGCGCTCGATTTTCACTGTAACTCCTGGCTGTAACGCTTAACAATCCACCTAACACTATTCCGTGGCAGCTCAAACTTCCTACACAGCTCAGCTATTCCCATGCCGCTCTTGCGCAACTCAACTATAAGCCGAATATCATCGTTTGTGTAACCATTCTTGCGCGGCCTAAGCGGCCTATCGTCAATTGTACCATCTAGGCACAGCCGCTCAGTGCGCAGCTTAACCATGCCGTATGTAACGCCACCACCAAGCGCCTCCGCAATCTGGCTGTATGTGTGGTCAGCGTACATCTTGCGCACAATAGCATCCATCTCTGGAGTCCATCTCTTTGACCAGCGGCCATACTCGATGCCAACCTTGATTCCTAGCTTTCTGCATCGGTCATATACGGCGCTTGCGCTACGACCAAGGATCTTTGCGACAGCAGCCGGAGACTTGCCTGATGACGTAAGCTCGATTATTTTAGCGTCCACCTCCTTGGTCCAGACCTCCGGCTTGCGCAATCCTGCGTCGTTGAACCACTCCCAGGCAGTGCGATACTTGACGCCATACTTGGCCGCCACATCCTTGATTGACTCGCCAGCAGCAAGCGCAGCCATTCCTTCAATCTTCTTCTGCGAGCGGCGCACCTTGAACTGAAATGCGCGATCCATTAGCGCCTCCGGTAGCATATGAAGTCGATAACTGAGTCGTATCCCATCTCTAGCTTCTCGGCTATCTCTTTAGGCCCAAGCCCTTCCTCATGAAGCTTGCGGCACATTTCAATGTCGTACTTGTGCATGTAGTGATTCTTTCCACTCTTACGCATCACGCCTCCGATATACCGCGACCGCTCCATCACTGCATACTCAGTGCGCCCAAGCGCTTCTGAAATCTGCTTTGCTGTCATGGTTGAGCCATTCTTAATCAGGAAGTCAGTCTCTGCTATAGACCACCGCCTACGCCCTGAGGTGAACTTGACGCGCAGACGAACTGCGCGCTTCTCTACCCCGCTTGAGCAACGGCCAAGCGACTTCGCTATCTGGCTAGCGGTCATCTTGTCGCAGTTATCGCGGATGAACTGGTCTTCCTTTGGAGTGTATGCCTTGCCGCGCCCGGGCTTTGGTGTGTAGCCTGGTCGGCTCCATTGGCTGAGTGGGAAGCTACTCATGGTGCGCAGCTCCTGCAACAAACGCCATAAACATGATGTGCGTCTTCAGGTCTTTGTAGTCGCCGTTATAGTCCTTCTCCAGTCGTGAGAAGTTGCACTCACCGCCAGTTACTTTGCTGGTGAACCACGCTTCGAAGTCTGGCTGGAGTTTGTATTGCAGATATGTGTTCATTATTTGCTCCTAGTCGTATCTATCAATAATTTCTGACATTTCCATATGCGCCACAAATCAAGTTCTTCCTTTACCTCCTCGTATGCGGTTATCAAGTCATTGAATGACTTTGCTATATCCTTGTTACCTTGTTGGAAAAGTGACTCGGCTTGCATTCTTAGCTTTGCAATGCATGGCTCGTTAATGTCTTTATCGTTGCTTGACTCCAAATCAAGAATCGCGAACTCAACGCAATCATCAGCCCCACCGCAAGATCCAGATGTTGAGTTTGTCAGGATATCAGATGGCGCATAGCACCATCCACAATCAAAGTATTTGCATTTCATGATTAGATCCTAATTGATTCCACACCACAAACACTAGACTCAACAAAAAGCCACGTCAACACATTTTGCGCAAAAAAATGGCCTGCATGTGCAAGCCATTGATTTTACTTTGGCACTACTCAGGCGATTCCTCGTCCATTCCCTCGCCAGGCTCATCCATCTCTATGCTGGCAGGCTCATCATAACCACCAGCAGCGCGGATTTCTTCAAGGCTGTACACCGCGCCAATGCCAGAGCGCACAGACACATCGTTGGTTTCTGCCATCTTCTTACTGAGGTCTACCTTATCGGCGTCAGTGGCCTCCAACATGTTATCCCACCAAATCTCATACTCACCAACTGGGGCAGGCAGCAGCTTCACCTTCACAAGCCGATCGAACAGCGCCTTAATCATCGGGTTCAGCACGTTATGGCGACGAGCCATGACCACTTTAGCCATCTGCTTGCCATCTTCATCGCTAGCCAGGCGGCCAGTCTGCTGCCCAATCAGGATTGTAGCCGGAATGCCGGTTGCCGCAGCCACTTCATTCAGCGCGATTGTCCACGGGTTCATGGGGTCAGCTAGAGTGGATGACAGCGTTTTTGCGCTCATGCCGTAGGCAATCAATGAGTTGTCGAACCCCTTCTGGAAGTTGTCCACGTTGTCATCGAACTTCTCTTTAGTGGCCGCGTTCTGCAGGCTGCGAGCTGTTGTGTCGTTGTTTACCTCAAGCACGAACCGTTGCTTGGCGTTGCGCAGATATCCCTCACCACCACCGGCGCGGATTTTCTCCATGTCCAGCAGCGCATTGAAGCAGGCCTCAAGCGCAGGGATGCCGTAGATGGTGCCATCGTCTGCGCCCTCGGCGAAGATAAATACACGGCTTGGGTCCAACACAAAAGACTGATTGTCACCTTCGCTGCGGCTGCCTTCGACGTTAGACTTGTAGACGTATGATTTCGGGTTTCCATACTCAACTGATGTGAAGTCGCTCACCCACTCGTTAACATCTAACTGCGACTCGTACACCGGCATCATCTTGACCATTGCGCCAGATGACACGGCATTCAGCGGCTTATCTGGCGTAGGGCTGCCAGGCTCCTTGGCAATCAGCAGCAGCCCAGCATAGCGACCGACGCGCTGACGCAGGTCTAGAGCCCGTAGGCGAGCCCACAGCGAATACTTCTTATCGAGCATGGCAATGGCATCAATGAATGCTTGCCCGCCGCCTTCAATCTCTGGCGGCTCCTGCCAGCAAGCATTAACCGGCATCTCGATAACGGCTTTTGCGATGCCATTCCTGCGCCACATGTTCCAGTGCTGGTCGAAAGTCACCGTGTCCGGGTATCCGCCGACAGACCATGTGTCTATGCGCTGGTTTGACTGGTTGTAGTGCCCGGTCAGG